GGGTAGGTCTCCTTATCTTTTTGGTGAACAGTTGTTTATAGAAGAGCATTTGCAACAGGACATTACATTCTTACCTAAAGAATGGTTTGCAAGATTCGGAAGTTGTGAAGATAAGACTGGGACTGAAGCGTATAATTTATTAGAAAAATATTGGAAAGAGAATGTTGATAGTCATAAGAGAATGATTGATATCAATGGTAAGATACATGATAAAATAAAGTACGTTCAATTTTCTGGTAATGGTAACTGGATAGAGGAACACAGTCATGTGCCATTTGTAAATGAGTATTGGAATCATATATAACATGATACCAGATTATATTACTTCTCAAATTGAAACTTGGATAACTAGTGTCCTTGATACACCCAATAGTAAGTTTGGTAATTTGCCTCCATGTCCTTTTGCTAAAAAGGCATGGGTAGAAGGTAATGTGAAAGTAGAGATATTTGATGATATTCAATCATTTGAACCGCAAGACTGGGATAAAGAGGTTAACATATATGTCATGAATCCATGGGTTTCATCTGAATTATTATCAGGCATGGCATTTCATTATAATAAAAAGTATCCCGACTACTTATTTCTAGAGGAACATCCTGATCTGGTTGAAGATGTAGGTGGGTTTGTAGTCAATCAAGGAGAACTTATACTTCTTATTGTGCAGCATAGAAAACCTTTGGAAGAAGCAAGAAAAAAATTACAAGAGACTAATTACTATGAGAACTGGTCACCTGAAATGAAGGAGAGAATCATTGAGCGTTAGAACAGTCAAGTGGTTTAGTGCTATGGTGATACTAACTGCTATGGTTTTTCATGTCTTGGGATTGACACCGTGGAATAGTATGCTACAATTAGTAGGAGCAACCGGATGGACATACGTAGGTATAAGGTGGAGAGAAAGAGCAATTGTATTGAACTTCCTTCCACAATTTTTTATTATTGTCCCCGGTCTCATATACATGTTTCTAAAATCATGACTGAACCTTACGATGACTCCAATTGGAGACAAGAGTATAAAAGTTACGTAAGTGACAAATTCAAACTCAAACTATTAGAAGACGGACCTCATAGTTTGGCACAGGCATGGTTATTAGGAGCAATGTATTCTGATTGGAAAAAGCTAAAAGGATATGATAAACTAGATCCAAAGGAGAATGAAGGTCAGAATCAGTCTAGTATGAAAGAGTTCTTTGAAAGGCACAAGGATCAAGGCATATGATTTTTCAATCTTACGATTTCAAATTATCTAACGTTATCATAAAAAAATGAAAGCAGTTCTTTGGTCGAGAGACAATTGTCAGTGGTGTGAGAGAGTAAGACAACTCTTTGCTGCCACTAAAATAGAATACTTAGAATACAAACTGGATAGAGATTTCTCTCGTGCCCAGTTTTACGAGGAATTTGAGGAAGGTGCTACTTTTCCACAGGTTCAACTTGACAACAAACATATAGGTGGATGCAAAGAGACATTAAAATATCTCCAAGAGAAGAACCTGATCTAGGAGAAATAAATAAGGGAGTAGAACTCTTGATGCGGAGGAGAACTAAATATCCTCCAATAGAAAACCTTACTAGGAGAAAACAAATGGAAGCAGCACTCATTACGATCGGTGTATTCACAGGCATTCTCACTCTTTCTGTAGGAGTAATATTAGGGTATATTCTACGCACCTATATACAAGACAACAATCGCCAAGCATATACATATCATCCAGAAATGTTTGATGCGAATGGTCAATTAGTCCCTGACGAAATTATTTCATTCCGAATCGAAGGGGACGAAACAACTGAACTTGAAGATTAATTATGGCAAAACTACCTGACAATCCTTTAGTATCTGAACTCTTCAAAGCAGTTCATGGTAAGAAAGATAAGAAGGGAAAGGCAGACCTTCTATCACAACATAAACGTGATGATGTCAAGGCATTATTGATATGGAACTTTGACAAGCAAATCAGAAGTGCAATTCCAGAAGGTGAAGTACCTTACAAAAAGAATGAGGCACCTATCAACTCTGGTGGACATACACGTCTTGTTCATGAGTGGAGAACTCTTTACAATTATGTAAAGGGTGGTAATGATAAACTATCTCAAATGAAAAGAGAGACCATGTTTATTCAATTACTTGAAGGTTTACATGAGTCTGAAGCAGAACTATTGATGTTAGTAAAAGATAAAAATTTACAGTCAAAATACAGAATCACTAGAGCATTGGTGGAAGAGGTATTTGATGATATCGTTTGGAGAGATAAGTAATGGTCAAGGTGCTTCATGAGAAGTGTGACAAAAAATTAGCAGACAATCCTAAACTACCTTATAATGCATATCTCATAGAGTATAAAGAAGGTGAGGAACATTTTTTTGATATTGCTATTGGAGATAAGGCAGTTGATATCTTTGATCATTATTATGATAAGAGTAGTAAGTTTGTAAATATGATTCAAGCAGGAGGTCTAGTCAATCCTAGAAACTGGGTGGATAAAACCCCACAAAAAAAGTAACAACATGTTACAAAGATGTGAGGAAATACTTGCATAAATATATTTGGTATGATATGATACCAATACGTTCATCCAATTATGCATGGTTTATTACTGTTAGCATTACTCCTCGCTGATCATGACTCTTACCATTGGGAATTGTCATGTGAAGAATGGAACCAAGCAAGGGTGGAGATACTCAGTGATGAGAATCACATCCAAGATGCTAAAGAGTATCTTATTGATTACTTTTATACTAAAGTACCAGATGAAGATTGCAAACCTTGGAACATTGGACGCAAGTAAGCCAACTCGGAACGGATCGTTCATCCTCTATTGAGGACGCAACAGTTTGCTGAAGGAACGGAATCACGGATCCCTCGTCAGAGGTAAAGGTGCAAAGTCCAATTACTTTAGGAGAACCAATGGCAAAAGTCATTTACAGAGGAGTCGAGTACGACTCAAAAGAGTACAACGCTAAAGTGCTTGCTGAAGCAGCAAAGCGTAATAGACACGAACTTATGTATCGTGGATTAAAAGTTGCCAAATAATTGCAACTAAACACAATATCGAAGGAGTGCTTGACACTCCTTTTTTTATCCAATATAATATATGAATACACTAAAACAAACAGTAAAACTAATCAAGGCAGCACTCAAACATAAACATCTTTACTCTCAAAAAGAAGTATTTTATTTGAAAAATTCATTGAGGGAGGCAAAGAAAAAATTGAGACTACATAAGTCTGTCCATTCATTACATGAAAATGAAAGTTCAATTAATAACAGTAACACCTGACGCTGAAAAGAACATGGCATTTGTTGCCAGAGTGTCAAACCCAAACAATCAAGACAACGAAAACTTTTCAGGACTGTTAAAATATTGTATCAAACATCAGCATTGGTCTGTATTTGAGCAAGCACACATGACACTTGAGATTGAAACTACTCGTGCTATTGCAGCACAAATTCTACGACATCGTAGTTTCACATTTCAAGAGTTTTCTCAAAGATATGCACAGAGCAATGAGTTAGGTGAAATTGATTTACCAGAATTACGTAGACAAGATAATAAAAACCGTCAGAATAGTATAGATGATTTAGATAAAGATGTTGTTGATAAACTGAATCGTCAGATGATTACACTATTCAGTTCAGCACAAGCTTTATACAATCAAATGGTAGAGAAAGGAGTTGCCAAAGAGTGTGCAAGAATGGTTCTTCCATTATGCACTCCAACTCGGATATATATGACAGGATCAGTGAGATCTTGGATACATTATATTGACTTACGTTCAGCACATGGCACTCAGAAAGAGCACATGGAGATCGCTGAGTCATGTAAGGATGTATTCAAAGAACAATTCCCTGTTGTATCTGAAGCACTTGAATGGTGAATTTATTTCTAGGACCAACTCACGACTTGAGTTTCTTATATAATGATGAAGAAGCGATGAGAGTCACACCACAGGAGATTGCTACATTCATCATGCAAGATGAGATTGTAGCAGTCTACAATGGTAGATCGGAAGCAGGTCCTAGGGCACTAGGAAATAGAAGTATATTATATGACCCAAGAGATATTAATACGAAGGATACAATTAATAAAGTAAAAAAGAGAGAGCGTTTTAGACCCTTTGCTGCTGCTGTATTGAAAGATCAGGCAGATCAATGGTTTGACATGTCTGGATTGAATAGGTCTCCTACAATGTCATATGCGGTGCATACAAGAGAAGACAAGAAAAAATTGATACCCGGAGTGGTGCATATTGATGGCACATGTAGAGTTCAAACAGTAGAACAAAACATACCTCATTTGTATGAAGTCATAGAAGAGTTTTACAAATACACAAAGGTTCCAATGGTCTTGAATACATCATTCAATCTTGCAGGTCAACCTCTAGTTGAAACACCTCAAGATGCTATAGATACATGGAAGAAATCTGACATTCATGTTCTCTGGTTTCCAGAAGCAAGAAGAATGTATAAGAGTTCATCATTAGGAGATTGATATGAGAATCTTAGGGGTAAATTTATCTAACAATGGTTCTATATGTCTACTTGATGATGGCAAGATAGAATTATACTTAGAAGCAGAAAGATTAACAAAAAAGAAAAGAGATTTTGATTGTACCAAACTTTTTGAGTTAGTAAAAGATGTAGACAAGGTTGCTATAAGTGATGCCTACTGGAACAATAAGATAAAGAATATTATATCTTCAAAAAACATAGCAACACTCAAGAAAAAATTTCCTAACGCTGAGTTACATGATTTTAGAGACAGACATCATCTAACTCATGCTGCATGTGGTTTTTACAACTCAGAGTTTGAAGAAGCAGCAGTCATCACAGTTGACTCAAGTGGATCTAATTTTGAAGAAGGAGACGAGTGTGAAACTATTATGCATGTCAAACGAGGAAGGAGATTTCATTGGAAGACATTGCATAAGAGATATA